ACAGAACTGGAAGGGACGTAGGATAATTTCAGAGCAGGGATTTGTGCCGAAGTCAAAGTTCGGATCGCGTCTTCCATTTCTAGCTGCAATCCTCTGACAAGCATACCTGCTAAATAGCCCTCGTTCACCGCTCTTACTATCATACAAAGCCTTCCATTCTTTCATGAATAGGTCAGTGTCAGGCTTCCGTCTGTTGTACACAGCGCTGTTGTTAGCCAGTCGTCTGTGTCCAGCAGTACCCCACCACTCACCAGTCTTAGCACTTCTCATTCTATCATCTGTCACATCAGACAGTGAAATCATTGCACTTCGTCGTACACCACCAACAACAACGATGTCAGCAACCTTGCACATAAGGTCATGACATTCAAGTGTTGTTAGGTGACGGCCTGCTGCACCTTGAAAGAGTTTACAAGCGAAGTGAAAAAGGTCTTCCAAAGGTTGTGGTCCGCTAGCACGTCCCCCAAAAGTTTTGAGCCTAGCTCCGGCAGGTCGAACTCTAGAACAATCCCATCGGGGGAGCTGACCAGCAACAAGTAGGGAGATGAGTTCTCGGAAGGCTCTTGCCCATCCCTCTTTAGAATCAGCCACGGCAATACAAGTTTCTGTTCGTTCAAATTGTTCTGCGATTCTTGGGAGCTGTCTGACATATTCATCCTCTACACTAAACCCTACACCTGTACCACACATCAGAATGTACATAGCTTCATCGAAAGCACGAAGGCTGTCAACAGGAAGATAGGCACAGTTGTAGGCTGGTACGTTACAACGATCAAGAGCCGGACCAGCGGTCATCAAAGCTCTCATACTAGGCATTACTTCAAGATTATAGATCGCCTGAAACAGCTCGTGGTATGTATCGAAACGTAGTTCGTTCCACTCTTCATCTGTCTTGGACGACTTAGGTACAACGTTTTCAAAGTAGTAAGCAAGAAGACGATCAACTGTTTCGTCCCAGTTCTCACGCCTGTTAGCATCCTCCATCCACCGCGCGTAACGGCTCTTAAATATGACCTCAGAATAGGGTGACGGAAAAGGATTATCACTCAATTAACTACTACTCCTAGTTCTTCTGCTGTTGCTGGTCGTACAGGCACGGCCAGAGGTTCTGGTGTTGAGTAAGTAACAAACTCACCACAAGTAATCTTCAAGACCTGATGAGTACCATTACCTCGATCATCAGCTACAAAGATAGTGTCTATGCTTACCCGATCTTGCAGAAACTCAATAAATTTATTGAGGCACTCCTCATCACTCATCTTCTTGATCTTCATTCCAATATTCTCTTTTCTTAATCCGCAGCTCGTGCTGCTTGTTCTTGACCACTCTCATGGCATACTCAGAAGTACGTAGGTCTTTAGCCGTGTGGTTAAAACGTCTAGCCTTACGCCGCTCTTTGTCGGGCAGCCTGCCAATACTCACCACTCTCTTCGCCCTTGTAATAAATCTGATAGTCCGGGTAATGCCGCTTCATAGCAACTGCTACGGCATGTTCTCCACGAGCACCGGGAGAGTTCTCCCAGCCCGGCAACATATAGATTGCATCAGATTCAATAACCTTAGAGACATCCCACAGGAAGACTTCTCTAAAGTTGAAACCATCCTTCTGTGCTTGCATCGGATCACCGTTCTTACGGCTCTCTTCGCTCAGTGTTTCACCCTCCTTGTCAGCAGGATTAAAAACAATCCAACCTGCTGAACGGAAGTGGTCGGCAGCCTCGTAGAAGGCAGGGAAGTTAAACTCAGGAATCCCGCTCATAGGCCCCGCCAGATAGATTTTCTTAATAGACATCACCATTTTCCTTTAAATACTTAATCGCATTTTCTAGCATATTTATATCATCTTTAAAATGCCCAAGGCCTGTGTTGCACGATCCGCATAACAGTCCTCGAATTTTACCACTATTATGACAATGGTCTATGTGTAATACTTTACCATTCCCAAAACCACTAGCCTCTTGATAGCAAATCATGCACTTATTAGCTGCTTTATTTTCTAAAGCAATCAGACCTTCTTCTGAAAGACCATATTGTTTGGCCCTCATCAGTCTTAATTTTCTTGGGTTTCTTTTGGCCCATTCTTTAGCGAGTGCTCGACTTTTTTCGGGGTTGTCGCGTCTCCATTGTCTGGAATATTCCGCTTGTTTTTTTGCGTGTCTTTTTGTAGATTGGGCTTTGTACTCTACGCAAACCACACAACGGCATTTTTTAGTTTTATACGCATAAGAAGAAGAGAGCCCTGTCTCAGTACACGTCCCCATTACGATCCTTTGCGCCATCTTCATACGGGGCTGCTACCCTGCGATAGAACTCCATTTTTGCACCTTCGAGAGCACCCATAACATCATTAATTGTTTGGTACGACAATCCCTGTGTTTTAAGATACTGTGTAATCCAGTGAGTAAACAGGAAATTAAGATCGCCCGGACTTTCAGCAGCGCTTTCTAGTGTTATCAATTCATAGCGATCATCGAGTGTGATGTACGGCATTTTATTTTCTCCTCAGAGTAAGCTCATATGTGTCAGTGGCTGCTGTGTATTCTGAAGCCTTAAGATCAGGGTGCAAGATAAGGTCCATCATTAGCTCGCTAATGGTCTTCTTCCTTGTTAAAAACTCAAAAGCTTTTTCAGACATCTCTACCATACTCTTTATCCCCCTCTTGAATGATTTCTTTTACAGTGTAATGAAAACCGCCTTTTTGTTCATCAGCGATGAACTTGTGAACAGCCTCAAAAGAATCATCGGCCTCTACGACAAGAATAGTTTCACATTTAATTTGGTACAACGGCATATTCTTCAGCCTTCAATAGAAGTTCAAGTCGAGCAAGGGAGTTCCAAGCAGCGTGGGCGGCGTGTAGAAGCTTCGAGTCAGGATCGTAAGCCTCGCCCTTACCTTCATATGCAAGGTGTCGAGCAAGAGCGTCAGAGTATCTGTTAAACCCGTCGTCTACCTGCTCCCATCCCTTCCAAGCATACTTCTTAGCACCGAAGGCACTAACGTCTGCAACAGCAGAGATAGCCCTAGGGAAGTAAGAGAGAGCACCCCTGAACACAGGGGACTTACCTCCATCGTACTTAATACCTCCGACAGCCTGCTTTTCTTTACTATCTTCAGTGAACTCTAGAACTCTTTGTGTAAAAAGCTCACCCATTAAGAAGCTCCTCAAGAGAAAACTGCTTCTGTCCTATGTTTCTGAGGACAGAATTAAGTCCTGTCAGAACTCTTTCACGGAACAATATGTCATGGTTTTTTTCACCTAGCCAGAAATAGTATGTCATTGTTTAATCCCTACAAAATCTAGAAGATCATCAATGTTCTCTTCGTTGATCCAGTCGTTATCAAGAGCAGATGCCAAGACTTCTTCAATATCAATCTGAAGAAACTCAACAAGTTCCCACCCTTCTAGTCGGTCTGTAATAGCGAAGAACTCCTCACCCTTGATTTGCATTTTTCACTGCTTCTCGCTTACCATCAGACCAACTACCACAGTTGTTGCACTGTATGCGCTGAATCTTGAATGTCTTAGTCCTACGATAACCCCTGCTCTGTACATTGTTACTGCCGCAAGCACCACACTCACCCTTGTGAACACCAAGGTGAGGATGATTTCTAATGAAAGGAAGAACCTTCTGGTAGAGCTTCTCAAGCAGTTTAACGTCTTGCTTGCAATAGCGGGCCATCCGCTCTTGTGCTGCCTTGTCTCCCTCTAGGACCTTAACCCACAGCTCAAACCCTTCGTGTTTAATCTTAGCACCAACACCAAGGAAAGGACCAATGAAGGCAAGTCTGTTAACAAAGAAGCCAAGCTTGCGAACAGACTTGACAACGTCAATAGAGGTTAGCGGAGGAGTGGGGCCAAAGCCGTTAAGAAGAAACTCTCCTTGCAACTTAGGAAGATCGAACTTATCTCCATTGTAGGTAACCACAGCATCTGCTTCTGACATCATGGCATGTATGCTACCAAGCATATCAACATGTCCATGTTCCCAGTCAGAGTAAAGATATGTGTGCTTATCTCCCAACCACTTAGCACCTACGCAGATCGTACCACCGGGGTTAATGATTTGTTCAACCCCAATGTTCTGCTCTCCGTAGGCTCTCCAGACATAAGCCTGAGCAGGCCTTGTCTCAATATCTAGGATTAGAATTTTATTCGCCATAGAATGTGTGGCCTCCCAGCCTTATGTATCTTCGTTTAGCAAGCCATCTAGCTTGATCCCGTGTTCTAAAGTAAGTCGCTCCATGAGTCGGGTCCGACAATAGCTTAGGGAGTCTAAAAGAACTAGGAGGTCTTCCAAGAACAAACTGGCCACGTTCGTGGACCGTGCTGCAAATAGATCGCCCAGATTGTCTAGCTCTGTTGATAACGACATGAGCCACTGCTCGTCTACCTGTGTCATTCTCCCCTCTTGCCTCTGCCCAAACTACTTGCAATAAGCAGTCCGACTGGGAGGGAGAGGACGCCTGCAAAGTATCCGTAACCGAAAATCCTAGCAAGATCGCTAAAAGTGTAGATAACCATTTCTTAAGAATCCTTAACCTGTTCTTCAAACCACTTAAGAGGGATCATACCATCCGCATAGCGGAAGTCATACTTCTCACACCAGTCGGCATAAGTCATCTTTGATCCCTTCCTGACTTTTGTTCTGCTGTTCATAAAGACCATCCGAATATCGAGATGGGGGTTATGTTGTTTAACAGCAATCATCTTAGCACGGGAGCGACTGTCGAAGTATCCCTTGGTCTCAACAATGATACCATTGTCAAGTACAAAGTCAGGATAGTAGTTCCCTTTCACTAAATAGGGGATAGAGAATGGTTCATATCTGACAGTCAAACCATTCCGTTCCACGTTGGTGTAAACATCTTGCTCGTACTTGCTCTTGAACTTAATCATCAGATTGGTTCATAACCTTCGAACTCGGCTGGAACTTTAGGTTCCTTCACAACCCGAGTTAGGTAACGAGGACCTGAGCTGTAGTAGTATGTCTTAAGGTTATCCCAGCAGTTAAACTTACGACTGCAATAAGAACAACCTATGTCAAGCTTCCTGTTGCCCGACTTACCATCCTCTACGTCATTGTAACAATGAGGAGGAATAGGTCCTTGTACCATCTGCTTATCATGCTCAATCCTTGCTTCTACATCATACTGAGCAAGACGTTCAGCAGGGACCTTAAGAAGAGCAAGGTGTCCTAGGTCTTTGTTAACAGCAAGGAAATAACCATCCTTGCCGGGAGTCTTAGCATGTACGTATCCTGCTAGCTGTCCAATGTACCCGAACGGATCGTTACCCGGTTCGAGGAGAGTTCCTTCCTTGAATTTCGAGAAAGCGAAACGAGAGGCTGACTTAACATCAACAAGACACCCGTCGATAATGCAGTCAATGTGACCCTCAATACCATTGATTGTAACTGTTTCTTGTTCGGATTGAACATCATGACCTGCAAGTTTAGCTAGAAGGATGCAAAGGTGTTCTTGCATGTCTCCATACATGAACTTGATATGTGCTTGAGGAGGAAGTGCTTCACCACCTTTAGGGTCGTTAACCTCGTACCACAACTGCCTATCAGGTTTACCGATATTAGAAAGACGAAGAGTACCGCCTTTACGTTCTTCGTTAAACCGGATACTCATAACGTCAGTAAGAGCACCTCCGAATTTATGAAACAGGTCAAGATCGAACTTGTCGTCTGTGCCAAATAGCGCGTAAATATCTTGAACGAGTGAGTCGATCTGTTTCATGTTTGTTACTCTACGAAGTGGATACCGTACTTAGCCAGCCCTTGTACGCCGTCAATCTTATCTATCTCATAAGCGGAACCTACAGAGTACTCAATGATTGCTTTAATGTAAGGGGTAATGTCATTCAATGTACTGAGATCAACTGTGATACCAGCAGGCGCAGAAGTCACAACAACTTCCTCAACAGGTTCATCAACAACGGCAGTAGCTTTAACCATTTTCATTATCCTTTTCAATCTTTGTTGTTAGGTCTATGTTTCTAGGAATCCAGTACATAGACTTCTTAGGGAGTACTCGCTTAACACCTTCAACAGTAACAGGCTGAGGATACTCGCCAAGAGCTTCTCTTGCTTTAGCTTCTGCCTCTTCCTCTGAACCAGCAACGATTTGAAGAAGAACATCTTTAGTGACGATTTGATCTACTTTAGCGTGAACAGAGTATGTTGGCATGTTACCTCACTTTATGGGTGTAGGCCTTTCACCTACTGGGGACTCTCCGGTGGTCCTCTGCATAATACATAGACAAGACTGCCCTTGCTACACTGGCACTATACAACCAGCTACTCCGTAGAGTAGTACCTGAATTAATGTGCGGGCTTCGTTGTCACTCTTACTGTAGCTACCCCGCTATCTCCACAGGTCAGCCGGGTATTGGTTAACAAGACGCAACGGGAGTATTGCCTTGTTTCAATCTTCCACCCGGTCTACCTCATTAAACATTAAACAGGGATTTCATCATCCAGATCAAAGTCACGCCGGAAGGTGTCTACAGCCGGTGCCTTAGCATTGGATTCCATCGCACCGAACTCGGACGACTCATACGGAACATGCGAAGTAACGCGGACGGCAATCGGGTAAACACCCTTCTTCTTGCCAACACCATAGTCACGAATGTCAATCTTAACGTCACCTTCAGACCCATTACCAATAAGAACTTCACGATCCCAATCAGCATCATCAGCATCATAGACGCGGATGGGTGTATTAGGATTACCATCTCGACTAAGCTCAGTCTTCTTCAAGATGATGAACGGCTTACGTTCCTTGTGTTGGCCCTTAGTGCCGATGTTATAACCAGCACCCTTGATACGGTCAGTCAGGCCATTCTGGATAAGAAGTTGAAGGCCTTTTTCGTTAGGCTCAAGCTCAAAGGTCCACTCACGACCGTCCTTACCGTAGTTAGGGACAGGATCACCAAGAATCTTTGCCCAAGAGAGCTTACCACTAAGAAATGCTGTCACTTTATTTACTGCTGCCAATTCTCTATTCCTATTTTCTAAACGTTTATTGGATGCCCCGCAAGGATTCGAACCTCGACCAACTGGTTCAAAGCCAGTCATTCTACCATTAAACTAAAGGGCATAGTCGCGTCTTGCGACGCTCTATATTATGGCATCTCTTCAAGGACTCGAACCCTGCTCGGCAGTTTTGGAGACTGCTGCATCGCCCCTTAATGCTTAAGAGATGTAAGCTGGTGCCAGATGAAAGAATCGAACTCTCGACCTTCTCGTTACAAAGGAGTTGCTCTACCACTGAGCTAATCTGGCGGATAAGAATAAGAGGTTCTAACTGTTAGTATGACACGATGTTTTAAAGCGTAGTGTCGTCAATCCTCTTACTCTATATACACATTATAACAGGTTTTCACAATTTGTCAAGCATTAATTTCAAAATTATACGGTTTCCAGTCAGGATTTTCTCCGGGGTAGCCTCTAGGGTTACACAATACTCTGACACCATGTACGTTAACGTCGTTAAAGTGATGACTATGCCCGTGGCACCAAACATGAATCTGTTCCGCATATTCCTCCATAATAATCTCCATATGAGGATTCCAATACCACTCATTTGAATAGTGACCATCAAATCTAGGGTTAAGAGATTGAAGACAGGGGGCCGTATGTGTCACAACGACTCCTTTACGTTGATGATCTTTCCACTCTTGGAGACGTTCTTTAATGTTACAAGCATCACTTTCTGCCATCTGATTAACAGCTTCTTGCGACAGTCGTCCCATTTTAGAGTCGTTCATATAGTTCATCCAAAGTTCTTCGTCTTCAACTAAATACCAGCCATTGGCAAGAGCAACAGGTACAGGGCCTTCATCATGATAGCGCCTGTGCTCTTCTCTAAACCTAGCAGTAGTTTCTTGAGCCGATCTTTTTTGACTGTTGTTTCGATAATGCTCGTGGTTACCATCTACAGCATAAACATTAAAGCCTTTGTTCTTAAGCTTATCAAGAAACTTTAGACCTTCAAGGCCATTACTCGTGTCACCTGCAACAATAACATTCTCTTCCAGCAGATCGTAAGGAGTTTTAAGCTGAGGAAAGTCAATGTGCATATCGCTAATAAGACTAAACTTCATTAGTTATAATTCCTAAATCCTTGAGAAAAAGGTTCTAGATGGTCATGAACAAGTTCAGATAACCAATCATAACCTTCTTCTGTTGCTGCAAGTGGTGTGTATTGCAGCCAGTCGTGAATTGCGAGACAAAGAGCGTTAATATCTTCTTCGTAAAGTTTTACAGAATCCATGCCTTCATCCTTCTATCTCTCATATACCTGACTAATCGTTCAAGCTCATGAAGTTTAGCATCATTTTTAAGCCTGTTAGCACGCCAAGAAATCATCTCTACGTTGTTTTTAGTGTACCCAAGCTCGGGTATGATCCGATCTAGAGAAGGGGTATTGTCATTCCGCTTACCTTCGCTTGTAAAGAAAACGGGGATACCTAAGACTGGGCATTTGTCTGGAAAAACAATATCCTCAGGTGTTAGGTCAAAAGCTACACCAAGTCTTCGTGCCCTTCCTTTCGCGGCAAGACAATAACTACGAGCAGGATCGTCTCGATGCCATGCCTTAGTCCTGTCGTTGCGGACTTGTCGAGTTTCTCTCTTAATAATATCTAGTGAGTTTCGCTCCATGTGCGACCTTTCTTAGACGTACCATCAAGAGGCACGTTCATGTTCAATTCTTCACCTGCATTTCGGATCGCCTCGATGGCTATCCTACCATGTTCGTCTGCATCTTCTGGCAGAACATCATACTGCCATTCATCGTGGATTGATCCAACAAGCAAGGAACTAAGCCCTTTACGGCGTATCTCGCGCTCTAGTAGGATAGCCGCCAAAGACATGACTCTGGCACCACCACCCTGAAGCTTGTAGTTGAGAGCTGCGTGGGGAGATGGACAGACCACTCCGCTTCCATCGACCAACCACACTCTTCCTGTTTCTTGTTCGTGGATTGCATCTTCCATTACCCCTTTAATACCGAGTCGTGCGAGAAACTGCTCTCGCATGGCGGCCCCTTCTTCTCTAGTTCCTTCAATAATTTGCGCAACTTTTCCTGCTTGGGCACCGTATTGAATTGCGTATAGAAGCGTCTTAGCTCTCGGCCTAGAGACCCCTGCCTGCTCTGCATTGTATTGATGTGGATCGCCATTTACTACCTGCTTTGTGAAATCGAGTCGATTGAGATAATGAGCGAGCATCCGTAGTTCGAGGCCAGCCGCATCAGTTCCAACAAGAACTCGTCCCGGTCGGGCGGTCCAGAGGTCTCGTGCTTCATAAGTATAGTATCCGTCTTCAGCTTTAAGGACTTCGCCTGCTTTATTAACTCGAACTGCGGGTATGTTTGCAGTATTAGGTGCCTGATGCCTGAATCGCAGTGTGTCTGCAACAAACAACTTACCGTGTATACATCCTGTTTCTTCATTCCAGTTGTCCAACCAAGTGTTCACCATGTTGGCTCTGCCATTAACAGACATCCAACGAGTGATGAGAGCTACCTCAGGTACTCCTGATTCTTCAGCAAAATTAAACAAAGACTTTTCTGTTACTTTGGGTTGTCCTGTAGGAGTCTTTTCGTCGGGCACCCATCCAAGGGCAAGGAGCTTCTCAGTTCGCTGTTTAGGCGATCCAATGTTGAAAGATACTTGCTCATATGCTCTGTAAAACTGGCCTTGTTCAGAGGACTCGACGTCATATCGTTCCACATCTCGTTCGTAAAGCGCTGTAGGTTTGCCAGCTTTCGTAAAACATCTCGCCTCACGGACAAATACTCGTTCGGCAGGGAAGACTGCTCTGATTTCATCTTGTAATTCCTCCTCTCGTTTACGAAGCATTTGATAGAAATGAATAGCCCGTTCAGCATCAAACTGAAACCCATTCCTCTGTTGTTTGTTCAGGATGTGGGTCATGTTGTGCTGGATGTAGCAAGCCTTCTCACTAAATCCAATTTTCTTCAAGACCTTGGTAATCTTCCTAAACAACTCAGCACAAATCTCTACGTCTCTGTGACAGTAGGTAACCATCTCGTCAGAAAGATGAGACCAGTCGTTGAACTCTATCTTATCATAGCCTATACGCCCTCCCCAAGCCTCTAGAGAGTGTCCGTCAGGGATTGAGGGGTGATATAGCGTACTAAGAACAAGAGTGTCTACAAGCCTTCCTACGGTTAGTTTTGTAGAGACAAGACGGTTAAGGACAGGAGCGTCAAACTTGAGAAGATTATGCCCAACATAGCAGCTTCCGTGTGTTCTATTAAAAAAGTTCCGAATTTCGTCATAAGTTCTACACTCACCTTTCTCTTTTGTTTTGATATTTTCCCAGCACATGCACCAGATAACAGTTGCATCCAGTCCATCCGTTTCAATATCTATCCCATAGTAATCCTGAGCCTGATTTTCCCAGTTGAGATACATATTATTCCTTACTTGTAGAGTTCAAACTCATTACCGGCAGGGCTACC